GCACCGTTACAACTCTTGTTATTAAACCAACCTCGTCTGCTGTTGGCGCAACGAACCCGTCATACACGATTGCAAATGCTTTCTTGGCTGCACACACTCCTGTCGCCGGCGCTGTTGGTGAACTATCAACAACTTCGCTGACCTTCACTGGTGGAACAATTACTAAGGCAGTTGCCTGATGGCTGTGATCGTTCTTAAAGATGCATTCGTTTCTGTTGGCGGCGTTGATGTATCAACACGCACAAACAGCGTGACACTTAATTACGAAATTGATTCTGTTGAAACAACTTCGTTCGGCGATACGGGACACAAGTTCATTGGTGGTTTGCAGAATGTGTCTTGCGAAGTTTCTTTGCAGCAAGATTATGCAGCGTCAAATGTTGAAGCCACGCTGTATCCATTGGTCGGAACAACTACGACAGTTATTGTCAAGCCTGTTAATACGACCACTAGCGCAACCAACCCTGCATATACATTGACAGGCACTTACTTGGCTGCGCACACTCCCGTTGCTGGCGCTGTTGGCGAACTCGCAATGACTTCCGTAACCTTCACAGGCGGAGTAATCTCTAAGGCAACATCGTAAGAACAATCAGAAAAGAGCAGCGAAACATGAAAATCAAAATGGCAGTCACCTTCAACGATGGCGTCGTGAAAGACATAACAGCAACCTTTGCTGACTTTGTTGGCTTTGAACGCACATGGAACAGAAGCGTTACAAAGTTTGAAACAGAGTTACGCCTTACCGACCTTGCGTGGTTGGCATGGCATGCAGAGAAGCGCCACAACCCACAGATCAAACCGTTTGACCCTGATTGGGTTGGAACAATTGATGAAGTAAACATCAACAACGATGTAGAGCCAGCAGACGAAAACCCTTTAGTCAAGGAAGCGCCCATTGGCTGATTAGTTACTTGGCTGTTGAATCAGGCATTGCGCCATCACAACTGTTGTTGGAAGAAGAAGCAATGCTTGAAACGATGTTGCAAGTTGTTAAGTGGCGTTCAAAGCAACAACACGCAAAGAGATAGATTGAACGCATGGCTGATTTGATTTTCGCAATTGATGTAAAAGCCTTTCAGCCTGTGTTGCAAGAGTTGCGTTACCTTGACAAAGAGATTTATAAAGCAACAGAAGCAGGGCTTAAAAAGGCTGCCAACCCATTAGTGCTGAAAGTAAAGTCTGCGTTCCCTGCAAGAACGCTTAGCGGCTTGATGATTGAATCTAAGACAAGCAAGCGCAGCCACGGTCCTTACCCTGTTTATAAAGTAGGTAAGGTGCGTCAGGCTGTTAGTGCAAAAGTTGGTGGGCGTAAAAACAGTTTCACTAACGCATTCCCTGTGTTGCGAATATCGCAACGCAATGGTGCAGCAATGATCTATGACATGGCGCAACATGACAACGCAAGCAACGGCACGCTCGCAAAGAACCTAAATACTAAGCACGCCAAAAAGGCATCACGGTCTATGTACCCTGCAGTAAAAGCAAACATTAAAAGCGTTGAAGGTGCTTTGCGTGCAGAGGTTGAAAAGGCAGAACAAATAGTTAATGCAAGACTTGGTGCAGCAGGTGGCGTGTCGCAGTATCAAGCATCAAGCGCAAGGGCATCGGCAGCGCCACGACATTCAAGCGGAAGGTTCGGCAGCAAGTAATGGCAATCAACATTCCGTTAATAACTTCCTTTGATAGTAAAGGCATTACAAAAGCATTACAGCAGTTTAAGAAACTTGAAGGCGGTACACAGAAAAGTGCATTCGTTGTTAAGAACCTTGAAAACAATATGGGCAAGGCTTTTAAGTCGCTTGCAATGGTTGCTGGTGGCGCTGCGCTTGCGGGTGGCGCTATCGCCAAAGTCTTATTGTCGCAAGCGTATGAAGCAAAGAAAGTAACTGCCGAAACAAACGCAATCATTAAAGCAACGGGTGGCGCAGCAAATGTAACTGCACAATCCGTTGCTGCGTTATCTGACAAACTCAGCATGCAAATTGGTGTTGATGATGAACTGATTCAAAAATCTGCAAACCTACTTTTAACTTTTAAGCAGGTACAAAATCAAACAGGTGCAGGCAACGACATATTTACGCAAGCAGTAACGCTTGCACAAGATTTGGGTTCTGTGTTTGGTTCTACTGACTCTGCAGCAATGCAACTAGGTAAAGCGTTAAGCGACCCTGTTGCTGGTCTTACAGCGTTGAAGCGTGCAGGTATTAACTTCAGTGAGTCACAAAAGGAAACTATTAAGAACCTTGTTGCGCAAGGTGATTTGTTAGGTGCGCAGAAAGTTATCTTGAATGAGGTGTCGTCGCAGGTTGGCGGTACTGCTGCAGCATCCGCAACAGGTTTTGATCGCATGAAAGTTGCTGTTGAAAATGTTGCTGAACAACTTGGCACATTGTTGTTACCTGCTTTTGAAGATTTAGCAAATTGGATTACAACAACAGTTGTGCCAATCATTAGTGAGTTCGCAACGGTTGTTGGCACAGAAGGCTTGGGTGCAGCCATCGGCAATCTGTCTGGCAAGTTCCTTGATTGGATTGGCAACCTTAAAGGCACAGGTGAAGTGATCTATTGGGTGCTTGCTGCTATCGCTGCACTCACTGCAGGCATTTACGCTTTTTCTGTTGCTGAAGCAGTTGCAACGGTTGCTGTTACTGCCTTTGATGTGGCATGGAACGCCTCTGGCATTGGTCTTATTGCAACTGCTGTTGCTGCCATTGTTGTTGCTGTTGTTGCTATGGCGTTGAAATGGCAATGGTTGCGTGATGTTTTAATTGATGTGTGGAACGCCATTGTTACAGGCGTTCAGTTCTACATAAATATGTTTCTTACTTATTTCAGCACGCTGATTAACACAGCCATTATTGGCATTAACATTCTTATTAGAGCATGGAATGCTGTGCAATGGGGCGACGACATTCCAACGCTTGACCACATAAATTGGCAACTCAATATCATGGGTTTGCAGATTGATGACAATGCTAAGAAAGTAAAAAACCTTAACAATGGCATTGGTGGCATGGGGCAACTATGGATGGCTCTTGGCAACAAAACTTTCACACCACCAGACCCGCCGAAAAGTTTTAGTGGCGCAGGCAAGACAATTAAAACTGCTGCCGAATTACTTAAAGAGTTCACAGACAAACTTAAGAGTTATGGCAGCGAACTAAAGGCTGTGGCACAAGCAACTAAACAAATTGAATCTGCTAATAAGAGTCTTGTTAAAGCAATCAAAGATGTTACGGCTGCCAACGATGATCTTACGGCTGCACAATCCGCTGTTGCAGATGCGTTAGCGAACTTCAATCAAGTTGCTAGGGGCTTTGGCGTAGGCAGCGCACAAGCAGCAGAGGCGCAACGAAACTTGTCGCAAGCACAAAGAGATGGCGTAAGAGCAGGCATTGATCTTGCCGACGCACAACAGGCTGTTGCAGCAGCACAGCAAAAGATCATTGACTTGCAAAAGGCTGCAGACCCACGAACAATTCAAGAAGCGCAAGACAACATTACAAAGGCAACTTATGATCTTGCTGATGCGCAGAAAGAGTTAGATCGTGCGCAGCGTCGTGGCAATGTGCGTGAGATTGAAATGGCAAGCATTGCGCTTCGTGATGCACAAAATAACTTGACTGATGCACAAACTGAACTTAACGATGCCAACGAGGCTGCCGACCCACAAGCATTGATTGATGCACAAGAGGAATTGACTAACGCAGAACTTGATGCCGAGGAAGCACGCTTGGCATTGATTGATGCAACTGATGCGGTTACCGCTGCACAAACATTGCTTAATGAGGCGATCAATGGCGCAGCGGTAGGCACAGAGGCTTACAACGCTGCATTGGAGTTGTTAAACACGGCAAGAGCAGACGAGGCAGCAGCAGCGCAAGCAGTCATTGATGCGATTGATGCTGAAGCGGAAGCACGAGCAAGAGTTACAGAAGCGATTGAGGCAGAGGCAGAAGCCAAGCGTGATCTGGCAGACGCTACAAACGAATTAAATATCGCTCGTGGTCTTGTAACTCCTGCACAAATTGCTGCAGCACAGGCAGCCACAGGCATCAATGCGCCTGCATTAGATTTCTCTGGCGTTGATTTTGCAGCCTTAGGCAGATACATGAAGGCAACAGGTTTCAAAGGTCGTGCCAACGGTGGTTCTGTCATGGAAAATATGCCTTACATTGTTGGCGAGCGTGGACAAGAAATGTTTGTGCCAAGCAGTAACGGCACAATCATTCCCAATCACGAATTGTCACAAAGCGGAATGAACATCATTGTTAATGTTGCTGGCTCAGTAACAACAGAACGCCAACTCGTTGAACAAATCCGTGTCGGTTTATTAAAGGCGCAGAAATCTGGAAGAGCAATGGTTCTATGAGCCTGCCCAACATAACTGTTTCAATACGCCCTGACACATCGTTCATTGCAAGCGGTAATGCTGTACTAGGCACAAGCACATTAGGCACCATGATTCTCGGACCAGCAGCCAATGCAATGGTGGACTTAACAGGCACAGTTACGAATGTAAGCATTAAGCGTGGCAGAACTCGTGTAACTGATTCGTTTGATACAGGCACAGCATCAGTAACAGTTATTGACACAACAGGACAATTCAACCCTGATAACGCTTCGTCAAATCTTTACCCGTATGTTTCACCGTTGCGCCAATTTCGTATTAGTTGCATTGTTAATGGCGTAGTTGTGCAGTTGTTTAACGGCTATGTAAGTAAGTTCACATACAACTACGAAGTAGGCACA